TGGGCCTTCAACAAACCGCTGGCAGATCGCACAGCGGAACTTCTTCGTGACGCAAAGCATGATGTCAAAGTCTGGTCCAAATACAATGGCTCCGGATACAGTAGTGCAATGAGTTGGATCGCCGAACAGGTCCGCGAATACGGAGCCGATCTTGCTATCGAGCTTCACTTCAACTCTGCCGGACCGAACGCTGAGGGCCATGAGTTCTTGCATTGGCATCGCTCTGGACGGTCTGCCCGACTCGCTTCTTGCTTCCATTTTTCGTTCAAAGAGTTTTTCCCAACTAGAAAAGCTAGAGGACCAAAAGCCATATCTGGCATAAATAGGGGTTCCGCTTTCCTTCAACGGACCCACTGTCCGGCTGTCATTCTCGAACCCTATTTCGGCAGCAATGTCGAAGAGACCGCTTTTTATTCCGCACGTCGCGAGGAACTTGCCAGAGCCTACGCAGACGCCATCCTCAACTGGCTCGCATCAGAGAGACCATGAAACCAGCCAAATCAAAATCACAGAAACAAGCCGCTTACTTGCTTTCAAAGGTTAGCCCGCTTTCCAAAAAGGAGAAAGGCAAACTGGAGGGCGAACTCCACAGCGGAGCCGTCAAAGTCAAAAAGGAGAAGAAGTGAATAGTAGGTCAAGCCTGACTTGACCTACTGGACACATTCCAAACTTATGAAAAACAAGTGGCCAAAGACCATCATGGTTGCAGGTAGGCGGGTACGCCTACTCTTTTGCGATCTTGACGATACTTACGGCCAGTATAAGCATGACAAAAAGACCATTGAGATTAGTCGTGCCATTCCGGATTCTGCTAAAATAATCACGATCCGCCACGAACTGATGGAGGCTGCATTGCTTCTATCAGGAGTGGGATTCGCTGATCGGTATGAGCAGGAACCAGTGGTTCGTTGTATGGAGGAAATCTTTTTTCCAGCATACGAAGGATTCCTAAAACGTATAGCCAAATCTAATGCTTGACCAATTCAAACCCGTTGCAGACGGGGGGTTTATAGAGTTCCGTCCTTCTGGCGAGGATTTTAAGTTGGCAGCTGAACGGTCTGAGCGGATGGGCGTTCTAGCAAACTCTTACACAAGAGGAGCGGGCCGGATGAGTGGGATGCTTGGAGAGATTGCGGTAGAGAAATATCTTGGTGGGATAATCGACCACTGTGAAGGATTCTCCAAGAGCTACGACCTAAAGACAAATTCCGGAATCACGATCGAGGTCAAAACAAAGAGGGCTCGCTCTATTCCAAAGCCTGAATATGTGGCTTCAGTTGAATTAAAAAAGACACACATGTTTGAGAACGATCTATTTGTGTTCCTTCGTTCACATGATTCGATGGTAAAATTGTGGATGCTTGGATGGATCAAGACCAATTCTTTCAAGCGGAGAGCGGACTTTAAAAAAGCAGGTGAACCCGACGGAGATAGCGGGTTCACCTTTCGTGTGGATGGCTATCACATCCCGATCAGTAAGCTCAAGAAGATGGAGGATCTCCAAAGCTATCTTGGCTCCTGCTGATATCGTACTTCGGATTCATATTGACCTCCCACATCTTCCCGCCCCCCTGTCCGAACGAACGGACTGGACGGACATGTGTGTTACTTCTGAATGCTTCTTCCATCGTGGCCATGCCACGGCGAACGAATTCAAGGTTGCCAGACATGCCGACGGCGCGACCGTTGTTGAGGTCGTGGAGAGCAACTTGGAATTCGGTGAGCGTTCCGGTCCAATGGGTGAGGTCTTTGTTGTAGTCGCGGAGACGCTTCACAAAGAACTCGACTAGTTCAGCCACAGAGCTACGGCTTGAGTTGTCGTAGGCAGCAGATGCAATGGTTTCGTCGATATAACTCTTCACACCGAAACGGCTGGCATCGTCGATCTCCGCCGGAACGTCCCAATCCAAAAGCCACTTGGCGAAGTATGGGAGTTCCGAAGCGATCACCTGTTCCAGTTTACCATTTGGAGGGAAGCTGCTTGTTGCTTTGTTGCTAATCCGCAGCGCCATCAATTTATCCCTGTTGCTGGAATCCAGAGACGGGATAACTGAAAGGCTGTTCGCGTCCATGTTCAATGAGAAGATTACCCGTCCGGTCCAAGGAACCGAAATGGCGTCAACATATTTAGCATGGTACTCGATACGCGGATTGGCGACTGCACGTTTAATGAGTTCGGTAGCTTTCCGCTGGTCTTGGAAAGAAGCCGCTGACGTCGTGTCGTCGATCACCCACGCAGCTACGCGAGCCAAGTCTTTGTTGAATCTGGTCTGTCCAGACAGATAGTCCGAAGCGTCTGCATACCCACCGACGAGTTGCGAGATAACCCTATTTGACAAGAGCGACTTACCCTTATTCGTCGGACCGACAAGCAGCATAGCCTGCCCTTGGACGAACTGGCGATTGAGCACCGCTGAGTAGAACCGCTTCAGCCACGCATACAAGTATTCAACGGTTGGCCTGCTTCCGGAATTATGGAACAGTTGGCCGAGCCATTGATTGATGAACGGCCAATTTGCTACATCTCCGTTGTCGGCAGGCTCGATCGGGTTGATGTTGGCATTGTTGAGGATCCGGTGACTGTTGTATGTCACAACACGATCGTTTGAGAAAACCACTGGAGCGATCTCATCGATACGATTCTGGTTGTTAATTACTAAAATTGCTGCTTCCAGCTCCGACAACGGCTGCCCCTTCTTCGGCTTTGGATTGAATCCAAACTGGCGAAGTTCGAGAATAAGCTGGTCCTTGGGGATGTCCACAGCGGTGCTATGGAGAAGTTTGTAGTGACACTTTCCGTTGAACCAATATTGATCGAGGAGATTGCCGAGTTTCTTTTGCTCATAGTCTTGAACAAACTTCGCGCCCAAAATCTCTCGCCATGAGACGAAGCCTTTTCCGGCACGGTCGCTGTAGCAGACTACGCCATCTTCGACAATCTGACACCCCTCACGATCGATGCCATCATCGATCCAGAATAGTGGGCCGCGAGATCCGATATCGAATTCCCCAACCCAACGATTCGGGAAACGCTTTTGGATTTCAGATTCCAACACATCCATCGGGATGGACGTCTCGCTAGTCTGTGGTGGCTTCTCTTTTGCCGCTTTCATCAAAGCTGTTTGGTAGACAGCTGACGGGACTTTACCGCCGATCTTGACCCAATCTTCTCCGAGTTCAAAGTACTGATTCGGTTTGAGTGACGTGGTATCGAATCCAGCGAAGACGCGGTCTACCTTCAACGAATCTTTGAGATGCTTCATGAAGATCTCGAACATCTCCATCGTAATGGGGAGGCGGTCTTCAAATTCCCATACAAGGCGTACATAACCAGAATAGGTTTTTGAACGCCACGTTGGCATCTTGTCTCCACACTTCATCTTGATAGCGTTGTCGATGGTGTCCCAATCGACTGGCGCGTCATAGTCTGCAACAACTCCATAGATTGCCGCCGGAGGGTTCTCATTGGTTACTCGTTTAGACGGAGCATCTCCTTCGACTGTACTATAGAATACGTGGTCGGTACTGGCGTCTGAACACCATGATCGGTAGGCGGCTTTGCTTTTGTGTTTTTGTTTTGGTTTTGGGAGCCCGCTCAAGTCGGACGATTTCTTAGCTTCTGATGAACGTAGGTTCTTAATGTATCGGTATGTCATTTTGTGTATTTAGTGAGAATTGCTCCTTCAGCAGCGAGTGGGATATCTGGAATCCACTCCGGTGGGGTAGACATAATCTTGATCACGCGCTGGAGATCGAGATTAGCAGTTTCTTCTGGAACTTCCAGCACTACTTCATCGTGGACGTGGAAAATAATTTTCAAGCCCGCATCGTGAATCCGGCAAAGCATATTGCAGAAGATGTCTCTGGCAAGGGCTTGGCTAGCGTTTTCGGCCAGCAGGCCACCGTAGACCTTGACGGGCATTTTCTTGGAATGCTTATTCATCATGGCTACATATTGTGTACGTCCTTTCTGAGACACAGCCTGTAGATGCCCGTAGTTCAGGGACCGCCCAGACGGGAGGTCGATTGAGAACTCATCTTGCTGATCTCTCGACAGACCCATGTTTTCGTTGTACTTGCGCCAGAGAGACACAACCTTTTTCATTTTGGTCCTGTAAAGGTTGACTGCGCCTTCGGCTTCGAGCGGATCCATCTTGGAGATCGTGGCGAACTTCTCCGGACCGCAGCCGTAACCGCAGCCGAGAACGATTGCCTTGACCATGTGACGGGTCTTCGGATCATTCTCCCGCATCGACCCTTTATTCTTATTCCAGAGTCCGAAACGGACTGCGAACGCTTCGTAGATGTCGTCGCTCGCTGCGATCTCTGCCATCGTATCTTTGTCTTCGGCGAGCCAGCAGAGGGTCCGTACTTCGATCTGAGAGAGGTCAACTGCCAACAAGCGGTATCCTTTCGCTGGCGCGATGAGCGATCGAAGGTCAACGCCGAACATCTCTCCGCGTGGGAGGTTTTGAAGATTCAGGTTTCCGCCGGATCCAGAGAACCTTCCGGTGTGGGCTCCGAAATACATCAGTCCGCCGTAGAATCTCCCATCGTCCATCGTCGCCTTATCAAAGGATTCAAGTTTCCGTTTAAGGGAGTTGATGCGCCTATAGTTACGGACAGCATTGATCCATGGATATTGTTCGCTGTTGGAATCTAAAAACTCATTGGCTTCGTCGCTGTCCAGCGCAAGGCTTGCCGGAGGCTCCAGACCGTTCTTTCGACACTCATCGTTGAACGCGATACGGCTGAGTACTGGTCTCTCTCCAACCCAAGGAATAGCTTCCTCTGTGTTGAAAAGGGTTTGATTGATTCCGGCAATGCTTTCGTGGAGCAGATCTGCGTCAATCGGGATGCCGTTAAAAACAGCTTTGCGGTTGACGAAGCTGATTCTCCGCTCACGTTCCGACCACTTGTCGGATAGTTTCTGCCAAAGCTCCAAGCAGTAATCGGAGTCCTTGATCGCGTATTCAATAACCTCTTTTTGGAAATCAGCAGTCATGGCAGACCACTTTTTCCCGCTCATGTTGTCGCGTGTGGATTTGTCCACTGCTATGCCAAGCACTACAGCGGAAGCATTTTTAAGGCTTCTCGGAAGTCCGAGACAGGCTACCATGTCGGCGGTGCAGTGCCACTCTGCGAAATCGATGGCGGGCCACCATTTGTTTTCAACTCCGAAATAATACAGGTGTTGGTCGAAAGAAGCGTTGTGAGAAAGGATACGATTGCCATTTAATATTGACCAATCAAAATCGGCAGGAGCGCCACAAAATTTAGTACCGTCATCTCCAACTACCGACATGAGGTAGGCGTCGAAGTTGGGGTGGGAGAAATAGCCGCGTGGGCCGAGAG